TTTACAGGTGCCTAAAGGCAAGAAAACCATTGGTGGAAGGCGTAAAGTTAAGATAAATAAGTGATGGCAGAGAAAGAAATAGGTATAACCGAAAAAAGTCAAGTAACTCTAGACATAAAAAGTTTAGTGGGAATACTAGCTGCCATATTGACTATAGCGGGCGTCTATTTTACATTGACTGCACAGATAGCTACATTACAATTAGATGTAATTAGAATGCAAGATGCAGAAGAAATGAACTCAGAGTTTAGAATCAAGTGGCCAAGAGGTGAACTTGGAGCTTTACCTGATGATGCTGTTCAAGATTTAAACATTGAATACCTACAAAAAGAAATGGATAAACTCCAACAAGAGTTTGATGACCATATAGACGAACATAAGAACGATATAAATACCGAGTAACCTTATTACATTAGGAAATAATTATGGCAGACGAAGAAAGAATAGCACAACTTCAAGAAGCTCTAGACAATTTGTTAGAACCAGTTCCTGTTTCAGATAAAGAAGCAGAACTTAGGGATGACGCTTCAATGGCTTCTGCAACAGCATCTTACGAAAAGGCATTGGAATCATATAATGAATCCAAAGAACGTCTTGAAGGTAAGATCGAAGCAGAAAAAGCTATCGAAGATTTAAGCCCTCCAGAGCAAGAAGAAGAAGAGTAAAACCCTCTAGTAAAACCACCGTTTATACTGTATAATAGTATAAATGCTATGGTTAGAAAGAAAATATCTTTCTATGGTGATCTCCAACTTGGAGATGGCTAAATGGAAGAACGATAATACACTCAATCACCGATGTCCCTATTGTGGAGATTCCCAAAAGAATCAATACAAGGCACGTGGGTATCATTTTGTAGTTGAACAAAGCTTCATTTACAAATGTCACAACTGTGGCAAAGCAACCTCATCTGTTAAATTTTTGAAGGATAACTTCCCAGTTATTCATAAAGAATATCTTAAAGAGTGGTTGAAAGAACAGGGTGTAAAACCCAAGGCAAAAAAATTACCTTCAGCCAATGAATTCAAGTTCGCACCGCGAACAGAAGTTCTAAATATGAAGGACGTTCTGAGGAAGGTCAGTAAAAATGCTTGGGAAGTTGATGTTGCTAGCTCATACCTTCTGAAAAGAAGGATTCCCAAATCAGAATTATACTATGTTGATAACTCTGAGCTCTTATCTCAATTATCTGAGAAATATAAAGATAGAGTTCTTGGTAATGATCCTCGGATACTCATACCATTCTATGATGAGAATGGGGAATTAGTAGGTGTTAGTGGAAGAGCCATCAATAACTCACCACTACGATATTTAACACTAAAATTCCTAGATGATGTTCCACTCATCTATAACATTGATAAAGTGGACAAGACTAAAACTATCTTCATTACCGAGGGGCCGATTGATAGTTTATTCCTACCAAATTCTATAGCTGTTGGTGGTAGTGACTTCAAAAAAATTGATAACAGCGTTAAAGAGAATGCAGTCCTTATATATGACAACGAACCTAGAAACACAGAAATCTTAAAAAAACTGACCGAGGTCATAGACCTTGGGTTTTCAGTTTGTATTTGGAATGACAGAAGAGTAAGTGAATGTAAAGATATTAATGATATGATTTTGAGTGGTTTAAGTTCGGAGGATATAGTTGACATTATAAACTCTTGCACTCACCAAGGTCTCTCGGCAAAGTTAAAACTAGCGGAGTATAAGAGAATTTAATGAATATGAATCAGACGGATATAAAAGTCGTTAAGTCAAACGGTGAACGCCTAGATATTGATTTGGAAAAGATTCATAGAATGGTCGAGAAATCCTGTAGACATATTACAGGGGTTTCAGAAAGTTTAGTAGAAATGAACAGTGGTTTACAATTCTACGATGGAATAACTACTAGAGAAATACAACAGATTTTAATTAGGTCTGCATCAGACTTAATATCATTAGATCGTCCTAATTATCAATTTGTAGCTGAAAGATTATTGCTCTTTGCAATACAGAAACAAGTTTTTAATACCAAGTGGAAAGATAGTGAAATATATCCACCACTAGGAGATTTAATAGATAGAAACATAGAACTAGGTGTCTATGATGATGTGTTACGATACTACTACACTGATGAAGATATTGAAAAGATCAACACTTTCATTCGTCATAGTAGAGATTTAGATTTTACTTACGCTGGTCTTCAACAAGTAGTAGACAAGTATTTGGTTCAAGATAGATCAACACATATAGTTTTTGAAACACCTCAGTTCATGTATATCTTGATTGCAATGACATTGTTTGCAAGATATAAAGAAAATAGATTAGAGTATATTAAGAGGTATTACGATGCAATATCTCAATTTAAGATTAATATACCCACACCTGTTATGGCGGGTGTTAGAACTCCAATGAGACAATTTGCATCATGTGTATTAGTTGATGTAGATGATTCTCTAGATTCTATATTTTCATCTGATCTAGCTATTGGTAAATACGTTGCACAGAGAGCAGGTATTGGGATCAACGCTGGTCGGATTAGAGGAATAGGATCGAGGATAAGGGGTGGAGAAGTTCAACATACAGGTGTTGTTCCTTTCCTAAAAAAGTTTGAGTCAACAGTCAGATGTTGCACTCAGAATGGAGTCAGGGGTGGAAGTGCCACAGTGCATTTTCCTATCTGGCACCAAGAAATAGAAGATATTATTGTTCTTAAGAACAACAAGGGAACCGAAGATAATAGAGTAAGAAAGTTAGACTATTCTATTCAAATTTCTAAGTTGTTTTATGAGAGGTTTATGAATAATGAAGAGATTACTTTATTCTCACCTCATGAAGTGCCCGGCTTATATGAAGCATTTGGCACGGATGAATTTGATGAACTTTACGAACAGTATGAACGTGCATACAGCATTCCAAAGAGGAAAGTAAATGCACAGGAATTGATTACAGACATCCTTAAAGAAAGAGCAGAGACTGGCAGAATCTATATCATGAATATAGATCATAGCAATTCACATAGTAGTTTTCTTGACAAAGTAAACATGAGTAATCTTTGTCAAGAAATTACTCTACCAACAGACCCACTTAACCACATCGATGGTGAAGGGGAAATTGCATTGTGTATATTAAGTGCAATTAATGTTGGAACCATTAAAGAAGAAGAAATGGAAGAAATATGTGAACTTGCAGTAAGAGGATTAGATGAGATAATCGATTTCCAAGACTACCCTGTAAACGCAGCAGATATATCTACAAAAGCTAGACGATCATTAGGCATTGGATATATTGGACTGGCACACTTCCTTGCAAAAAACAAGGTTAAATATGATGATCCCCATGCTTGGAAGCTCGTTCATGAGTTATCAGAGAGCTTCCAATATTGGTTATTAAAGGCATCAAATAAACTTGCACAAGAGAAGGGTGAATGTGAATGGTATGATAAAACCAAATATTCACAGGGACTACTACCTATTGACACTTACAAAGACTCAGTAGATGAAATTTATCCCAATAAATTGTTGATGGATTGGGACGGATTAAGAAAAGATATAAAAGAACATGGTTTAAGACACTCAACCTTGTCTGCTCAGATGCCATCTGAGTCCTCTAGCGTCGTTTCTAACGCAACTAATGGTATTGAACCACCTAGAGATTATCTGAGTGTTAAAAAGAGTAAGAAAGGGACACTAAAACAGATTGTCCCACAGTATAGTATTTTAAAGAATCAATATACCCTATTATGGGACATGGAAGATAATGAAGGCTATATTAATGTCGTTGCTATGATGCAGAAGTTTTTTGATCAGTCTATTAGTGGAAATTGGTCTTATAACCCTGAGAATTATCCGAATGGAGAAGTTCCAATATCAGAGATGGCCAAAGATTTGTTGACTACATATAAGTATGGCTGGAAAACAGCCTATTATCAGAACACCTTAGATGGTAAGATAGAAGATGTAGTAGAACATAATCCATTAGAAGACCCTTTTAATGGTGAAAGTGAGGATGAAGATTGCGATGCCTGTGTCATTTGATGAAAAGACTGTAAAATATAAAGATAAACAAGTTATGGAAGGGCAGGAAT